GCGCGCCCGCCACGCCGCCCTTATTCAGCGTGACGATGAAGCGCTGCGAACTGCCGTCGTCACCCCATACACCGCTGTCCCACGCCGCAACGTTCCATTCCGCGCCGCTCGACGGTGCGAGTTCGTTAACGTACTCCGGCGGTTCTTCGAAGTAGTCCACGTTGAACTTGCCGGATAGCGGCGGTTCGCCATCGCAGGATACCAGTAGCGACGCCCACTGGAAATGTTTTTGCAAAAACGCCATGCCCGCGCCGTCATCGAAGTAGTTGTACGCCTGCTTAACGTCCATGCGGATCGCGGCGCCATCATCGAACCGGCCTTCGTCGGCAAGCATTATGTAGCCGTCATAGCGACCAAAATACAGCCGCTTATTGTACACTACGAACGTGAGGCCGTTCCAGTTCGTGAAACGACACCATGCGTTGGTTGTCGTGTTCATGACGTAATGGTGATACGCCCCGCTAATCGCCGAAGTCGCGGGCACGTTCAGCAGCAACCATCCGCCGCCGCCGCTGTACTGCGTTCCGCTCCATCCGGGCACGCCGGCATTGACGTTGAACGCCGACAAGTAGCTACCCAGCTTTGACGTAATCGCGCTGTATCCGGCGCCCGCCACGCCAGCCGCCTGCGCATCCCCGGCGCGGCGGATTTCGGAAAAAGGTACAGCGCCCTCTTCCGTCAAGATGATGAGTTCGGTACCGTAGTTGACAGTACACTTACTGCCGATCGGGGCGGCGGCATAGTATCGGCCAACTAGGGCCCAGCTTGCCGCGCTGCCGGGATCGAAACCGGAGTATACGATACACTCGCCTTTGTTCGTGATAAACACGATGTAGTCGTTAGGGCTCGATCCGTTGCCGCTTTCCGAAAACGATGCAATAGCTACCAAGTAGCCGCCGCGCTTCGATTGCTGTCCGAGGTCAAAGTACGACAGCGCGCCTTGTAGCTGACCCGGCGGCAGATAGTAGAAGCCCAGCTTGTCGCGCTGCCCGAAGTAAAGGCGACCTTTAAAAGCAAACACGGAGTTCAGCGTATTTTGCGATCCCGTTACGCCCGTGAACGCCAGCGTATTCAGACCATCCGTACTGTACCGTCGCGGCTGGTCGAGCCCGTTGACGATGATAAGATGCTGCGCGTTGTCGGCTGCATTACTGAACATCGTCGTGACTACTAGGTTGCCGAGCAACCCCGTAGCAAGCTGCGCGGGTACCGACGTGCTTACGTCGAATATCTTGCCACCCGCCCACGCAAGCATTTTGTCGCCCGCCGCACCGGCGAATATTTCCAGCGACTGCACCGGCGCGCCCAACGCCGCGTTGGTGTACTTGCGACACCCTTTACGGCTTTCGACCGACGCAGTAGCCGGGAACGCGTTGTCCATAAGGTACGCGTCGTTCGGCGACATTGACGCCAGCGGGTCGCGCCCGTTAAGCCCGCCCACGGGCGCGGGGACGGTCATGGGTTGCGATGACTGCCCCGTGTTTACGCGTGGCGAACCGATCATGCCCCGAACCCCGTATCCCGAATGTAGCCGTGCGGCGCATCGTACATCGGCCGCCTACCGCCGATCTGTATTTCGCCCTGCGAAGTGTATTTGGCGAACTGCGTTTGCACAGTCGCGTTGTACTCCGCCAGTTCAGCGCTAAAGTCTAGGCCCTTCGCACGACGAAAACGCCACTTTACGCCTAGTTCGACATAGCGTTCTGGTATCTTCGCCACGTCGTTATCCGACATGTACACCGGAGCCGAAACCCCCGTTTCACTGCGCACGTACTGGTTGCTATCGTACACCGCGATAAGCTGCTGAACACCGCTAGGCGCGGGCGTCATTTCGATACCCGGCAGTCCCAGCGGATACGTTACACGGAAGCGAGCGCGGTTCAGCGCATCCAGCTTGCCGTATTTCAGAAGTTCCCAGAACTGCTGGCCTGTGCTGCCTTTCAGTTCATAGTACTCACTCGCGTTGAATACCGACTGCGGAAGCAGCACGCGGAAGTCCGCCGGCCACAAGTACACACGCTGCCCGGCTACCGTCGCAAAGGGGTACTCAACCTGCAAGTGCGGCCATGAAAACTGTTCGGATAGGGCGCGCAATTCAGTATTGGCGATAGCCATGATCTGTTGCGCGGTACCGTCACTGTTGCTGGCGATGGTACCTAGTACGGGCCAACCCGTCTCCGCGAGGACGCTCTTACAGATGGTGAGCAATGACATTTAAAAGGCTCCCTCATTAAAAAGGGCGGTAGGTTGCCCTACCGCCCTAGTGTACTCGATACCGGCTGAATTAAATCAGCGCGGGCGCCGGCTGCGTGTACTGGAAGCCCGGCGTGGCGGGATCGCTGTCCGGCGTCGGCTGGCCGGGGTTCTGCGGCGCGGCCGGCGGCTGGAACTGCGTCTGCTGTCCGGTACGCTCCGCAACGGCCTTGGCGCCGTCCTTGGCCTCGCCTTCGTTCGGCGTGAGCGGCGACGCGCTGCCCCCGCTCAGATTGGCGAACGGGTCCGGCTGGCTGATCGTGCCGGGGCCCAACTGGTCCGTCAGCATACTGCCGCCGGTATTGCTGGACGACGTACCCGGCGCCGACGCGGGGGCGGGCTGTCCGGTACGCGCGGCGCCGAGTTCCGCCAGTGCCTGCGAAAGCCGCGCGGTAAGGTCGCTGACTTCGTTCTGCAACCGTACGTTTTCTTCGCGCAGATGCGCGCTATCGGCGGCCATCTGCATCGTCGGTACGCCGAACTGGCGCGAGTTCATGAACGCCTGCGCCTGATCGCGCAGTACGCGGCCACCCATGCCGAGATTGGGCAGATGCGTATCGTTGACACCGGCGAGCATTTCGACGGTATGGATGCCGGCGGCCTTGAGCGTGGCGGCGGTGCCCACGTCGATATTCGGCCACTGGCTGATCGGGGTACCCTGCGCCAGACCGTCGCCGTTCTGCGCCTTGTACGCCTCGATCTGCTGCTGGTACTGCACGTACTTCGGCGAGCGCTCCACCAGCCGATTGCCCGAAGCATCGAACCCGGCTTCTTCCGAGTACACGCGCTCGACTTCGAACTCCGGCGTACTCTCGCGGCTGCCGGGTACCATGACTTCGACTACCAGCGAGGTATCGAAGATGGGCCGACCGTGCTTTTCCGACTGGAAGTTGTTCTTCGTCGGACGCGAGAAAAAGCGAAGCGCGGTACCGTCCGGGCCCTGATAGATTTGATCCGTGCCGTCCATGGCGTATTCCTCCTGATTACTTTAAAGGGCGGGTACTGAAAGGGGCACAGTACCCGCCCACACGCAAGGGCCGATGACCCCCTTACGTGATCTGGCCCTGCACCGCCGGCCGGGTCAGCGTGATGTACGCCTGCCCTGCCGCCGGTACGCCGACTGCCGAAGAGATACGCGCGCCGACAAGCTGCGAACCGCCCGTCGCCGTGCTGGAAAGCTGCCCAGCGGTTGCCGACAGGAAGGCGCGGCCGACAGCGGTACCGCCGATGACGTTGACGACGGCGCAGCCCGACACCTGATACCAGCCGAACGAACCGGCGGGTACCGCCGCGACGGCGATGGCGGACGGCTGACCGGAGTTGGCATTACCCGTCGTGCTGCGCGTGACGGTCGATGCGCCGGGCGCGAGGTCGAACAGTACGTGATCGCCCGCCAGTACGCCGGCCGCGCCGGGCAGATAAATGAACTCGCCTTCACCAAGCAAGTCATCGAAACCCTTCTCGATACGGCCGATGGCGACACGCGCGACGTTATCCACGCCGGCGAAGTTGAACGCGGGCTGTCCGAGCGCCGCGTTATAGGAAGTCTTGAACGGCATTTAAAGTACTCCTGTTAGAGTAGGGGCCGAAGCCCCGTACTCATTAGCCCTTGAGGACGCCCTGAAACTTCCGGCCGGAAGTCGTCATGTTGCCGGCCCAGCCGATCAGCTTGACCATGGCGTCCTGATTGGTCGAGAACCGATCCGGCGACAGCGGGACGTACTCGCGCTTGGAGTGCGGCCGCATGTACAGATAGTCCGTGTTCAGGAAGTACATGTGGTTCAGCGGCGCGGCGCCGCCGATGCCGCCATCGAACACCACGTCCGCCGACATGAACTTGAGGCTTTCGAAGCCGGCCTGCGCCATGTCCGTGGACGTGAAGCGCTGCTGTGGCTGCAATGCCTCCATGTACATGCGATAGTAGTTGTTGTCCGCGACGATCAAGTCCGGCTTGTCGGTGCCGCGCACCAACTGCAACCAGACGCGATCCATGTACGACACGATGTTGGCGGTCGAGGCCGCCGCACCGCCGTCCGCCACCGCGCCGAATACGACGTTGCGCCAGAAGTTCCACGTTGCGGCGTTGATGCCGCCGACCGTACCGAGCCCGGTATCGGATACCAGAAGCTGCAAGCCGCCGATCGACTTGCCGGCGCCGGCCGTGCCATCGCCGTACACGGCTGCGGCCATCTGGTTGCGCATCGTACGTTCGGCGTTGGCGATCCGGCTTTCGAGCAAGTCGATCATCGCGGCATCGCCGTCGTTCTGTAGTTCTTCCAGACCGGAGATACTGACAGCGACAGACGCCTGCTTAATGTCGAACAGCGCCGCCGTGAACACGTCGGACGGGCTGATGTTCAACGGGTCATACCCGCTGTACCAGCCGAACGTCGAGTTCTCGCCGTATTCGAGTTCCTGCATGATCTGGCGACCGCCCGTGAAGGGCTTGCGCTTGCCCTTACGTTCCAGCCGCTGCAACAGGGCGTTGTTATTGCTGATGTTGTCCGCAAGCTTCTTGCTGCGGTTGTACATCGTCGTCGTGACGATTTCGGAAAGGTTCGGCGAAGGCATGACCTGAATACCCCAAAAGGTTTAAACGGCTCGCGCTGCGGCGAACTGCGACTGCAATTCATCGCGTAGCGAACGATTGGAGTTGTTCGGCAAAGTACTCGGCTCCCCGGCGGGGCCGCCCGTAACGCTGCTACCGGCCGCTTTGGCCGCCTGTACCCGCGCTTGCTGCGCCTGCTGTGTCGCCGCCTGCGATGCCGACTGCATCTTCCCCCGTACGACGGGATCGGACCAGCAAGCGTTTTCGTAGGCTTTCTGCAACACTTCGTTGTGCGGCATTTGCGGGTTGGCGGCACGTACGGCGCTGATCTGCGTGGTCCAGCCATCCATCACGTCCGTAAGATACGGACGCTTCATGGTCGTGCCGTCCGCTTCCTTCTCGGTCGCGAAGTTCTGCACCACCTGTAGGTTGGCTTCCTGCGCGGACTGTACGCCCTGCTGCTGGAACTGCTGTACGGTGCCCGTGAGTCGCTGTACTTCACTTTGCAACTGCGCTACCACCGGGTCGACGTTCTGCGTTGCCGCGTCGCGTGCGTCCAATAGCGCATCGAGGTCGAGTCCGCGCTGCTCGGAGAACCAAAGTACGAAATTACTCGGGTCGCGTCCGGCAAAGTCCGACAGTGCGAACAACTGATTAAGGGCCACGGCGGGCGTCATACCCTCCGCTTGGAACGCCTCGCGGCGTGGACCCAAAATCGACTGTTCGATGAGGTCGTACTCGCTGTACCTCGTCGCTCGGGTATTCAAGTCCTCCATTGTACGTTCGACATACTGCCGAAGTTCCGCCGGGAGCGACTGAAACTGTTGTGCCTCGACAGGCGTCAAGCCGGCGGGTGCCGACGACTGCGACTGTGCGGCTGTATCGGATGCCGGCTGTTGCGCGGCTTCGAACGCGGCTACCTGCTCCGTACTGGCAAAGGTGCCATCCGGATTGCGGTACTTGCCCTCGCCGTCCTTGGTGAGGGCAGGCGCCTGCGCCGACTGCGCATCTTCCTGCGCGGCCGGCTGGCCGTCGTTGCCTTTAAAGGCACTCGACAGTTGATCGCGCAGCGACGGTTCGGGCTGCTTATCCGTCGTATCGACGCGGTTACGCTGCTGGGCCTCGCCATGTACGGGCTGCGTGCCCGGCGGGGTCGCGGGCGTCGCATCGTGGCGCGCGTTGTTCGGTACGTCGCCAAGGCTCGCGTCACTGGCGTCGTCGGTCAAGTCGGACGTAATGTCCACATCATGACCATTCGGGTCGCGCATGGGGTGGCCATGCTTGCCGAGACGTACGGACGGGCGGTATGCACCAAGGCGGCGATTGTACTTCATCGGGACTTCAACTCCTGTATTGCACGCTTAATGTCGGAGCCGATGACGGTGGGGTCGGCGTCTGGGGCCTTACCACCCAACGGCATGTCGCCGGCCTC